TTGCGCTCTCAAACGCATGGAAGTTGCTCGCGGGGTGATTGGCGGAGACCGCCTTGATATCTTCTCCTGGAAACATCAACGGCAAGCGGGAGTTGCCAAGCATGATGTTGGAGGTGTCGTGGAACTCCTTCCGCTGATCCTGATAGAACGGCAGAAAATTTTCCTGATCGTCAAGGGCGTCGGCGAGCAGCTCGCGATCATAGGGAGAGACGACATACGCGGAGAAAATCGCATTGATGACCGCCGCGTCTAATTCGACCCCGTCATACTTAACGAGCATCTTCAAACGCTGCAGAACCGGCGCGAAAATTCCACTGCCGCCGCGATGTTGCGAGGCCCGGTCGGTATCGTAATCATGAACCACGATCGGCCGTCCCCATGACGTTTCCCGCGGAACCTTATCCCAGATCTGTGACTCGGCGGCGTTGAACCAATCGCCGAGATGGGCGCGCCGGATGTGGTAGTACTTAGCCGCTCCCCATTGATCGATCTCAATGCCGCCGCGCATCGAGTGCTGATCAAACCGAAGCTGCGGGTTAGAGAGCCGGTCTGGGTCGATAAGCTGGATCGCCGTGCAATATGACGCCTTGCCACGGCCGACCCGGCCGGGAAGCCACAGCAATACGGCTAGCGCGTCCCCGTCAATCAGCTTGTGCCGCAGAGCCAGGCGCATGAGTTGCGAGAAGGTGTTGTTGCGCGTCGCGTCGCAGTACCGACCCATATCGTTAAGTGTCCACGACCTCCAAAGCGCGTCGACGGCACGGGAGTATTCCTTGGACCAGTCGTGGTCGAAGCCTTTGTTGCCGGTTGCCGTGGCGAGCAATCGATAATCCGGTTTAGGAATCGGCCGAAGAAGATGCCCGATCGCATTGTCGAGAATTCGCGTGACGGCCCCGGATGCCCATCCGTCGTTCCGAACCATATCCCGCGCTCGGGACACGATCCGATCACGGTACATATTGAGTTCGGCATCTGGGCTGAGCAGCGTCGGCTGCCACGCAGCCATGTGCTGCGAATATAAATCCGCGGCATCATATGGAGGCCCTTGGTAGTTACCGCTTCCGCCGCTCAGTGCACGAGGCCCTCTACCACGTCGAGTTTGAGGCGCAGTCGGCCGCGGTTGCATAGGCAAGCCGTCAGGCCCTAGGAAAGTGACCTTCGGCGGGCGCTCGGTCATTACGTTCCCCAAACGTCGCCGCCGTCGTCAAGGGTCCCGGCGTTAGCCCCGGCGGCCCGCTCGGCGACATTCGTCGGAGCGGCTGTGCCGCCGCTATATCCAAGCGCCGTCAACATTGCGGTAGCCGTGAGCTGGCCAGACGGGCAGACTTTGACAACACCGTTAAGATTCGGGATCGACGAATGGAAGATCGTGTAGAGCTTTCCCGGCACTGTCGTCGCCCCACCCGCAATCACGGTCTCACCGGGGACGCCCTTGGTTACAACGGTTGCTCCTTTAATCGCCATCAGTGTTCCCTTTCAAGATCGAGCAGCGCTGCGTCGCGCAACACTTTCAAGACATGACAATGCATTTGAAGTTCGACCTTCAGCAGCCGCACCTGAAAGTCATATTTCTTGAGAACAACATCAACCGACAACTGATAGTTGGTTTCGATCTCGTGCCGTTTGCGCTCGACTTTGATATCGGCGACGGCGCCCATCGCGGCAACCCTATCGATAGTATGGCCGGAGCGCCCGACGGCCCGCCGCGCGATTCCCTAGTTGCCGCTGCAGCATGTTGATATACTCGGCCAGCTTCCCTTCCTGCCCAGGCAGGTACGTCACGCTCTTGCCCTCATAGGCCACAGAGACGGTGAACCCCCCGATCATGAGTTGGGCATAGGCGTTCTGAGCCGCGATAAGATCGGCCTGCAATTGCGCTTGCGAGCGGCCATACAAGATTGTGCCGGCCGGATTGAACCGCATTCGGTTTCTCCTTCTTCGGCCTTGGCCTTACAACGATGCGAGCTTTGACCGCGCTAACCCAGGTGCTGACGGCCCCGCAGATTTTGCACGGCGGCTTCATGCTTCTTCCATCGCCAGATCGCGGACCGATTCAAGTTCAGCGATGAAATCGGGTGCCGACATGTTTATCGCGCTTGTCTGTTTCCAATGGCCATCCAGCAGCCATAGCGCGACCACCCAGTGCGGGAGCTCGATGGTGCGATGGCCGACGAAAGCCCGGCGGACGTTAACGATCGCGCGAACCTGACTTGGGTAGACGGCGGCGCGCATGGCCTCGCTGACCGCTATCAGGGTCAACTCTATCTCCGCGGCCTTCGTCATTTAGCTGCTTTCTTCTTCTTCGTTTTTGTGCTGACTTTTTTGGTCGCCTTGTCCTTCTTCGGACGGTTTCCGCTTTTCGCCATCGGTGGGCTCCATAGAATTGTGAATTTTTCGAAGGTTCGCTTTGACGATCTCCATGACCTCGGGCGTAAGGTGACGCCATGGATCGCGGGTTACGCCGCGTGTTCTGCGGCTCATACCAATGTCGCGTGATAGCCGGTGCCGCGAGAGTGATATCTCTGCGGAGCAGGCGCGGACGGCGCGTATTGTGATGGGGGCGCCTGGTATACGGGGCCCGGTACCTGATAGACCGGAGTTGGTGCGGCCGGCGGTTGCCGCATGGCGACGAAGATAGACAATACAAGACTGAGCGCTGCGACGACGCCAACTGCAGCCGATACCAGAATCTGAGTGCTGCTATGCCCAGACTGTTCCCTCAACATTGCCATACCAGCCGCGCGCACTTGTGCTGCTGTCGCTTCCCCAGACCCAGCGGTTTCGCCAGCAGTCATAGCGGCGTTAGCCTGCATCGTCGTCATTGTTCCGGTTAGCTTTGCCATGCCCTCGGCATTCATTGCCTGCATCTTGGCCAAAGTCTCTGATGTCTGTGTGGATAGCGAGATAATACCTGACGACATGCGCGCCATGGCGCTTTCCATTGCCGGATCGGCAACGCTCGACCTCCCTGCGGCTGTGAATGCCTGTGCCTCAAGCTTGCTGACGCGAGTGTCAAACGTCGCCTGAATCTGAACCAACTGAGTAGACACGAGGGTCGAAGTCGTTCGAACGGACTCAGCAAGCATGTCTCGGATGGTGTTCTGGAATTCCTGCCGCGTCTGCGCGAGTTGATCAATGCGCCGCGTCTCCGCATTGACTATCGCGGTGTTATATTTATCTCCCGCCTCGCGAGCAAAGTTTTGATACTTCTCAGTTGCCTCTCTAGCGAAGTTGTGGAACTTGTCAGCCGACCCTAACTGCGCATCAAAGAACCGTTGATTTTCTTTGCGCAGCGCGTCGTCGGATTCCCCCTTGGCCTTAACCAAGTCCGCGACATTCTTCGAAGGGTCGTAGGCTTGTCCTCCGCTCGCATCGATGGCCATACCTGGCTGCCCAGGAATAGATTGCCTATCTTCCACAACATCATCGACCATGATGCCACCATTATTTACAATCGTTTTTCCAGTTCTTGTCGCCTAGCTTGCACGGCTTGTTTTTCTCATGGCGCCTTGGTGTGCTCGTGTCGGGCCATGCCCTGTCGCCAATCCCAACCCAATCGTGTCCGTAAGCGCAGATGCGGTGAAAGTCGCAGACCCACATGTTGGCAGCGAGGACAAGGCCGATGATCAATGCCCAATTGTCGCCCGCATCGCGATCCGCTTGGCAATTTTCTTAACGTCCGCGATTGGGATGCAGATCACGTTCTTGCCTTTAAGAGAGATTTCACCGACCTCTTTGAAACCCGCACCATAAATCTCGTCGCGGATCATGTCCTTCAGATCCGCGCGCATTACACGGACTTGCGTGTGGACTTTGGTTGGTTTCTTTTCCTTGGTCATGCGCTATCTCAGACGCATACCTGACGTGACGCTACCGCCCGCCACCATCGATAGCGCGGCGATGATGATCAAGATCAGGATGATCAGATACACCGCGTTCTTGACGTTCTGCGGAACAATCATCCCGAACTGACTCAGCGCAAGGAAGGCGAGCCAGACGACGCCAAGGATGACGATGATGCCGATGAGCAGCCAGAGGATTTGAATTGCGAGCGGGATGAGAGCCACAGAACAATCTCCTATCGAGGAAGTAAGCTTGCAATTGACCGCCGCGGTTTGGGCGGCGTCGGAAACGGTGATGGCGATGAAAGCAATGCGGGCCGAGCCGCTTGACCCGCATGAACCACCTGATGCGTTTGGTGCGGCGTAAGCATCCCGGCGGTACGCCCGAAGCTTTGGTAAGCACCGAGCGCGTAAACCATCGTGTCGAGCGCCTCGTTGCGCTTGCCTTCCGGTAGGAACCACCGGCGGAACGGCCGACCTTCCCGGTCGTGCATGGTCTTGATGTACTCTGACGTCAGCTGTGAGAAGTAGTCCTCATCGAAAATACCGCCGGCCGGGAAGTGAATGTAGCCGATTCCAGGTTTTTGAATCCTGAGACGTCCGTAGATTGCATCCTTGGCGGTGTCGACGCCCAGTAGGAAAATCGTGTCTTTGAGTTTGGTTGAACTTGCCCGTTTAGGCCAAACCGGGCGAGGTCCGCCAACACCCTTGATCGGGTAAATGTTGCGGCCGCGACGCTGTTTGCAGAACTGGATGGCGGCATTGGCATGATGGCCTCCGGTGTCGACGCATGCGGCCCTGATGCGGACCTCTCGGCCGGCGTCTGTGTGGTATTGCGTCATGAGAAATTTATCGACTTCGATCCAAACGGTTTGCTGTGCCGGGTCGCCGTAGAAGATATGATAATCGACCACCCAACTTTCGTCCCGGTCGCCCCAGCCGATGACCTGTACCTCGATACGATCGTCCTGAAGGTCGACCCCAGCGGTCAATGCCCGGATCGCGTCGGGGATGTTCTGATAGCCGTAGTTCTCGGCCCGCTCAAGCAGCGCGCTTCCTTCGATCCGCTCCCTACGGTCTTCCCAAGGCTCGCCGAGCGTCGTGTTGACGAAGGTCTGTAGGTCTCTCGGATTGTTCCGTTTGAGTAGCCACTCACTCGCAAGCTCAGACCAGCAGGCATTAGGGTTGAGGCTGTAGCCGGCCCAAATGTGAAAACCAGCATGCCCGTGGAAGGGCTGTGACGCGACCCACTCGCCGTTGTCGATCATCCAATTCTTGTGATGTTCCTCGATGATACAGCCGGATGATTCGCAGACGAAATGCGCAGTCTCCGGTCGGTGCTCGCCAACCCATTTAGGTCTCGAAGGATCAGGCTTCTCGTCCTTCTCCCACCGCAGGTTCTGCCACTTCAGGACTTGCTTCTCGCCACAGTGCGGACACGGAACATGATAGCGGCGTTGGTCGCTCTCGGACCAGGCCTTCTCGATGCGGCTGGCGCCCATGATCTTCGGCGTCGACCCTTGGATAATCTTGCGGTTCCAGTAGGTCTCTGTTCGCTTGATGCCGAGCGCGATCTGGTCGCCCTCCTTGCCGACGCCTTCGGTCGGATAGGAATCGATCTCGTCAAACGCCACGACGCGAACGGTGATGCGGCGAAAGCCCTCGGCGGAGTTTGCCCCAATGAAGGTAATCGAGGCACCGTTTTTGAAGGTTCGTTTCGAAAGTCTTTGGTCCGGATCCTTGCCCTTGAAGTCGCCGACGAGATCCCGGAGGACCGGTGTATCCTTGACCATCGGCAGGATTTCGGTCCGGCTATAATCGTCAGCGTCCCCCTCACGAGGCTGAACGACTAAGATCGGCGCCGGGTCGTGGTGCAGAAAATACGCGATGATGTTGTCCAAGCACCGCGTGTAGCCGATCCGGGCGGATTTCATGACCGAGATCAGTTTCACCGAAGGATCCGTGACGGCATCCATCAGCCCGTTTTGGTACCCGTAGGCTTCGAACTTGCCCGGCGATGCGTTGCCCTCGACCGGGATGTAAGCGTATCTCTCGGCCCACTCGGACAGGGATAGGCGCGGAGGGGTCTTTAGCCCGTCACGCTTGGCCCGGAGAAGACAGGCGGTCGCCCGATCAAGCCGGTCCGTTTGGGGCAAACGCCCTTGCGCTTCCATGAAAGCTTGCCTATGATGTCCGAATTGGAGGGGACTTACTCCGGCAATCGCGGCCGTCAGCGAGCCAGCGTGCAAGGCGCTACAAGGTCGAGTTCGGGCCCCTCCAGGGGTTAAGGTTTTGTCCCCCGATCATTCCCGTGAAATTCGACAAGGCGGCCAATCAAGACCCATTGAACTTCCGCAGTTGATCGGCGGCGAGCTCGGAAAGCCCGTTCAAAGCCTTCACGAATTCCTTGTGCAGCAGCGCCTCGACCTCGGTCGCCGTGTTCATGGCAGCAACCCGCGGCGCAACCTTCGACGGTATTTGCAGGATACGCGCTACGGTCGTGGTGTAGTCACTGCGAACGATGGCCTCGACGTCGTCTGCAGAGATCAGTTTCCCGGCCGCCGTCTCATAGTCCAGCTGACGTTTTAATGCGATGGCCACCTCTTTCCGGCGGGCGGCCTCGGCGTGCGACCAGTCGGCGCTGGCGAAGTGCCCGGATATCGAGGGAGTTGGCCCTTCGTCGTCGTCGCTATCGTCGTCAGATTCGCTCATCCCGCGGTTGGCGGGAAGGGGCCGCCG